ATTTGAATTTTTTAAGCCTCATCTCTACCATAAACTTGAATATGTAACGAAATCAATTTTTATGAAACCGCGTATTTTTTGCTTGGTTGACGTAAACAACTGCTATGCAAGTATAGAACGTTTCTTCAACCCTCAATTAATTAATAAACCTGTCATTGTGCTTTCAAACAATGATGGTTGCGCTGTTGCACGGTCGCAAGAAGCAAAGGCCATTGGTATAAAAATGGGCGATCCTTTATTTAAAATTATTGATTTAGTTAAAAGACATGATGTCGCTGTACTCTCCAGCAATTACCCTGTTTATGCAGAAATGAGCAAAAGATTTCATGCAATCTTAAAACAGTTTGTTACTGACAAAGAACATGAGACTTATAGCATTGATGAAGCTTTCCTAGAACTCACAGCATACAAACAGCACTATGATTTAGACGCTTATGCCAGGCTAATGAAAACTCGAATATGGCAATGGATCGGCCTGCCCGTGTGCGTTGGTATTGGCCGAAGTAAGACTGAAGCAAAAATGGCTAATCACCTGGCAAAAACATATATGACTTTTGACGGTGTTTGTAACCTAACTTCATTCCCAACTAATATAAGAGATTTACTCTATAAACAGACTAACGTTTCTGAAGTTTGGGGTGTTGGCCGCCAGCATGCTAAAAAGCTTGAAGCAATGGGAATTACCAAAGTTTATGATCTTATGATGTCAAATCCATATCACATGGAGTCACTATTCAGTGTTGTTATGAAGCGTACAGTGCTAGAGCTAAACGGTATTGCTTGCATTGAAATTGAAGACACACCACCATCTCGAAAGCAAATCATTTCATCACGTGCGTTTAAGCACAAAATAACTGATAAAGATGACTTAAAAGAAGCAATTGCACGACGTACACAAGAAGCATTCACACGCATTAGAAAAGATGAAGCTCTGTGTGGCTGTATTATTGGCTTTGCTCACTCTAGCCCATTTGATGTGCATAAACCCTATTATAAAAAAGAATTATCACAATCGTTTGCCGTACCTACTGACGATGTTAGAAAGCTTGTAAAAGCAACAACAAGCATGATGGAATATATTTACAAGCCTGGTGTGGACTTCAAAAAATGTGGGGTAGTTTTGACTGCACTGGAGAGCAAGCATACTTATACTTATGACTTGCTGACAGATTATACTGACTTAGAAAAAACAGAAAATTTAATGTGTGCCATAGAAGGGATTCAAGAGAAGTTCGGAAAATTTAAGTTAGGGTTTGGTGGGAGTATGTATCAGAACCGATCATGGTCAATGTCTCAGAATTTGAAGTCTAACAATTATTTTACCTTTGAAGGAATGTTGACTATTAATAATTAAATAGTATTTTGTTTTTAATTATCTTAAAAGTGCTAATTATGAAAAATGAAATTCGTGAATTTATAATCAATGTTTGTGGGTACATAACTTCAATTATTGTTATATTTTTCTTTTTCACTCTTTGGCTATTTTCTTATAATCAAATTAATGAGCCACTCAAAGAAGTATGGAATTCAACCATATCATTATCTTCAGCATTAGCTACTATTGGCGCTGCAATTATTGGTTCAAAATTGTATAGCGACTGGCGGAGTCAGCACAACGCTAATTTAGAGTTAAATTATATAAGTGAGATTTTGTCATCATTAAGAAATAATCTTATTCTTATGGCTCCAGTTTTAAATAATTTAATAGTATCTGGAGAGAAATACACCAATAACGATATAGTTACAAAAATTGAAATAGACAATAAAAATTTTGATGAAATTTACGCCAATCATAAGAAAACTTTCCTATTATTTAGAGAATATAATTATATTTTCCTAGACGATAAAAACTACTTATTATTTTTGCGTCTATTTACTCTTACTGAAAAAGCACTTTTATCAATACTCACAATTCAAAAAATTGAAAATGATATAGATAAATTGAATTATATTACACAACAATTAATTCGGGTTCCTTTGCCCTCCAAAGTGAAAAAAGGTGTTGTTACTATCTACACTCCTGAAGATTTATTACCTATTGATATATTTGGTCAAATAGAAGTTTTTTACATAGACTTGGTCAAGAAGCTAGCAAAAAACAATTTTAAATAATTAAAAAGCCCTCAATTAAGGGCTTTTATAATTCCACCATGACGGGCTTTGCAATCGTTATATTTTGCAACCGTATCAACAGACCAAAGCATCCAATCTTTACCAGTAGTGCCCGTTAATTCATTCAAATTTGGGCATGGCTGCATTAGGTTAGCTGGTATTACCGGCTTTGATAAGATCGTTGATTTGCTGCACGCCATCAGCATCAACACAAGCAGACTTATAAATAGGACGTTCAACGATCTTTTGCACTTCACGTTCAACATACTCGACTTTTGTACGTTGTTCTGACTTGTATTTTTCATAGTCTGCGCTCACTTGATTAATTTGGTTTTGTGCTTCAGCAAGCGCTTTTACCTGCTTACGCTCAATATCTTGTATTTGCGCAATGCATTGCTGATCAGCTTGTTTTAACTTTCCTGCTAGGTGATTGGTATACCCAATTTGTATGATGTAAAGAACCGTCAAAAGGATAATCAAGGACCAACGTTTATTTAATAAAATCCAAGTCATAAATTAACCTCCATACACTTTTGATAGCGTTCTTCCTGGCGTACCCAAACCCCATAACAACCATTGGAACGGATTGAACAATCACGCTTTGCGACGTATTTCCATTTCAATAACGATTCACAAGCGGCTTTATATTTTCCAATTTTTAGATTTTTCAGCATGGATGAGCTAGACCAGGCACCAATCCCATATTGATAAGTAAAATCTAGATAAAGGTCATATTCAGCTTGTGAAACTGGAATATTCAGCAACGATTTATTAAATGATTGAGCATCCTTATTCATTGTGAATTTCAGATACTCAAAAGCCTGCTTTCGAGTAATAGCCGAGTCATTCATCGTTACAGCACGGCCATCCGGATAGAATGTTGTGCCATTGCCAATAGTCGGACGGTCACCCTTCACAGGGATAATCGGTTTAGGTGTGTAACCTTCTTTTGTGGCCGTAGCCTGTACTTGCTGATCACTAGGCCCAAAAATAAAAAAACCGCCCATTGAGGCGGCTATAGTTGAACCAATTACGAAAAGTTTAATCTTGTTTGTCATGATTTTCTTCACCCATTATTTTCTTATGTAACTCTTCATCACGCTGATCTTTGCGATATGCAGAAATCGCCTGAATTACTAAACCAACCACAGCACAAATCCCGCCTAAAACAGCCATCCATTCAGTTGTTGAAAGACCGCCAAGTAATGCCATCGTACCCCCTGCCACATTTGTTGCTAAACCATAAGTTGCTGTGCTTGTTGATGTTGCTGGTTCTGCCATACCCATTTCTCCAGAAACTGGCAATAAAAAAAGCACCCGATTGGATGCTTTAAATAAATTTTTTGAATTAATCCCTTAAGACTAACTCATAATTTTTAACCAAGTATTTGTTTGCTGATACCTGGTGATCTACTTCTAAAAACTGTTGTCCATTTTCTAGATGAATTGTTTCAGCTAGAAATTCAGGACATTCAATTAAATTCTGTATTTCACCTGTTTCAACTTCATAAACTGCAAAATATGCCATTACTTCCTCATCGTCATTGCATGAATATAACGTTGTGACACATTCATTGAACCACCAGCAACCACCCGAAGTTGTAACTTGTATGTGCCGTAAATTCCTGTCGAATCATGTCTCGAAATATTAAGTGTTCCGGCACTTCGTGAAGTACCTTGCACGGTTATCTTATGGGTATGTGCACCACCTTCCGACATAATTACATTGCCGCTAGCACTAAAGCTATGACTATGTCCGCCAGCATTGCCTGTCGATCCACTGGCACTAAAGCTGTGGTTATGATAAGTACCTCCAGCATTAGTTGAGCCTGTTGTGCCGTTCACATTGTAGCTATGACTATGTGAGCCATCTTGTCCAGTTGTGCCACTGACGTTAACTGTAGAGCCATTATGGTTGTGCGAACCGTTTGCATCAGTGATTAAAGCAACTGAATTATGCTCAATAAAGTGAACTTCAAGATCCTCAAAAACGACTTGATCATTTTTAAGTACTCGACAATAAACTTGCTGTTTTGAATCGTATCCTGAGAAGCTGAATACAGCGCCAAAAGTTAAAACTGTATGTCCCATATCTGACGGTACATTTAACGTCTGAATAGTGACATATTCGGTATCAACACCCACTGAGATTTCAGCAAACGCAGATACTGGAACAGTTACTGCATTATCAGCAATCTTTAAAGTATCAACTGCAAGATCAGCAATTTTACCTCTGGTCACTGCAAGATCATCAATTTGACCACTTCCAACGGCTAATTGAGCAATCTTGCCTCGCTGTACAGCCAAGTCTTTAATATGGGACGTATCAACGGATTGATAATCCATAATTGCAGATTTTAGATAAGCAGCAGGTGGAAAAACGGTTCCGGTTAATGGGTCTGTAAATGAAGTGGTACGGAAAATAAATGGATATGAAACCGCACCATTACTGCCATTACCGATAGCAATAGAATCAAAGTTAAAAATGAACTGTGACTCTACCCCATTATTTGCACCACCCCAGCCCGCAATTTTGCCATTCACATCAAGCTTAATGAACTTCTGTGCATATAACCCATTGACTGATTTAGTGACCTCTTGAACAGCAGCTTTATTACCATTTAGATCAGTCTGAACTGTGTCTGTACGAATTGCTTGCGCAAGATCACTTTCAATACGTGCTGACTGTTCAGACCAGACACCTGCATAACCTCCATCATTACCAATCAAATCAGAATCAGAACCAATCAGAGGCGGATTGAGTTGAGCGTAAACACCATCAATTCTGGTTGTTTGAGCAATGATTTTCTTATCAACCTCGTTAATATCCGACTTAACTTGAGTAATGTCACCAGTAGTGGCTTTGTCTTTCAACTCGATATTAATGTTCTTGATAGCTTCAATATTTGCTGACGATTGATCAACACCAATTTTTGCTGTATCTCGAACTACTGCAAGAGCACTGTCATTACTTGCAATATAAGCATCAATCTTTTGAATTGTTGCCTTGTCGCCTTCAATTCGTGCTTCGACCTCTTGTCGCGCATATGCTTGTAAATTACCCAATTCTGCATTGGTCGAATCAACTCGCTTACTTACAGCAAGATCACCTTCAATACGAGCAGACTGTTCAGACCAGACGCCAGCATAACCGGCATCGTTGCCAATAAGATCAGAATCTGAGCCAATCAAAGGCGGATTGAGTTGAGCGTAAACACCATCAATTCTGGTTGTTTGAGCAATGATTTTCTTATCAACTTCCTTGACGTCAGATTTAACTTGCTCAAGCGCACCGGTACTTGCCGTGTCTTCTAAAGCAATATTAATTGATTTAATTGACTCGGCATTCGCTGCTGACTGTTCAACTGCTATTTTTGCTGATTCACGCACAGTGGCTAAAGCAGTATCATTACTAGCAATATAAGTATCAATCTTTTGAACTGTTACTTTATCGCCCTCAATACGTGCCTCCACTTCTTGCCGTGCGTAAGCACGCAAATCATTAACTTCAACAACTGTCGTATCAATGCGTTTACTTAGAGC